CTTATCATTACGATCAATATGATTAAAATCAATATCATCAATCAGTTGTTTTGTTTCAACTCCTGCGAGACACATATTCATTTGGGAGGGTCCAGTACATCTTCTAATTGTTTCAATTCTAGGTTTATCCCATAGAAATCGATCCCAAAACATGTCCCACTTACTGGCATGAACATCTTAAACACATGAATACGTCCTATGTTTACTGTTGCATAATGGAATATATCTACCTATAGTTTATACATACTACATACCTTCATTATGCTCTATCATACCAAAAACTGTATGTCTAATTTTCATTTCAATTGGCTCATAATTGGCTAATGAATTTTTAATCGTAAAATTAGATATCAGTTTCTTGAAATCTTGTGGTGTCATTTAAGTATCTTTGAAAAACTTGGTTCCCACTTGAACGGATGTTTTCGATTATAATTCGTTATCAAAGAAACTCATAATGTAAGTAGATTGTATAGATTTATATGTTACATAAGGTCTAAAACATAGATCAATCATCTCAATCTACGACAACCTTCTACAATCTCCAAACACAGTCATCCATCCTAAATTTAACTCCATTTAAGGATTACAGAAATGAACAAGTTTTCTAGTTTATGTCTATCCTTATGAAGCCTTCTCAATTCTAACTTGTCCATATCCTGTACCTAAATATGATATTTAGAATGAACCCTCACCACATGGCATTAAGTATTTACCTGGAGTTGGAAAGAAATTATTACCAACAGTCCTAACAAATGCATTTTTATTATTAATGCTATCCAGGGTGTATTAATCATGATTAGTCGCCATTAAATATTAGTGAATTCCATCTTCATGTAACATGTTAACTCTATTAACAAATGTTGTTACAAACTCTCCATACATTATGTTATTGGAATTACCTTTTGTTTTGGGCTTACCTAAATCAATTTGAGAATGTATCTCAACTTAATACCTACATAAATCTTATAATCCGACTGTACTTCCGTACTGATCTAGCCATTCGTCTTATAATTATTATAACGAATCAAAAAATTGCTACTCAGTCGAATCAATATTAAAAATTTATTATACTTATAATCTTAATATTCGTTATAAGTCTGTCAGATCACCATCAACATCCATATAATATTGTTAGTATACATTATAGTATTCATTTCTTTTGATAGTGAGATAATGAACTACCTCATCATTATATGATGCATAACCAAATTAGCATGGACCCTCATGATTTATCAATCTATTCTAGATATCACTAATTTGCTTATCACAATCCTTAACGGTATCATCTAGTGACTATAAATTCTTTCGAAGACTATCTCTAAACCTCTAAAAGTGCTTATCACTAAATGCATGTACTACATTGTTGTGAAAGTGATCAAATAACATCTCACCAATTCTATGATTATCTTAAGATATTACTATAACATGTTTTTCTCTTGGTTGACTATACACAAGATCAATCGTATTTTAGATTTATTATCTATATAACATATTATAACAATTATCCAATCCTG